AACCGCATCTGTTCCAGGAAGGAACGATGTAGACCAACCCCCCCTCCCTTTCCCGGTGAGGCCTCGGCCTCTCCCGGACCCTTGTGGCCCCTACAATTTGGGCCTAGAACCACTTTCTCTGTACACTTTAGAGAATTATCAGTTTCATTTCGAAGATGGCTATTGTTATTTAGCCTTGGTGCCCCACTATATGCGCCAAGACATGCAAAACCTAGGTCCATACCCAAGTGCGGCGGTCATTCATGCGTATTTAGATGCGTACGAACCCCCTATCAGGATTGGATCTTTCACCGAAACCTCATATGGCGTATATCATTTTGTGCCATGTGTTACTGATACAAATTGTGGTTTATTCAGTGATTATGCCTTCTCACCGACTGCTTTCATCTTGAGCCTCTTACCAGGTTCCGTTGGTGGAAAAACTCATAAGAAGAAAAAGAATGCCTCTCCTAAAAAAGAGGAAGTTCCCCCTGCTACTCTTCGAGTTGGCAGTACTGTAGCGCGTCTTTTGATGCGTAATGAAGCCGAAAATGGTGACAGATTTGACTTTGTTTACATGCCATGGGGGCCCATTCCATCACTCAAAACAGTTGAGAAGTATCGTTGGTGGTACGAAGTCGATTTACCCTTCGAAAGAGTTTCCACCCACAACATGACCTACATAGGACACCTCGTCCACTCACTTGTCGGTAAGCTTGATAGCCAAACCGAAATAGATGCATGTATTCGTTACCTCGACAAGCTACGCAGTGTTCTACGAACTAGAAAAGACATCGCTCCTCATGCTATTGATTACGCGCATCCTTCAAACGGTGACGAAAAAGTAGAAGATGAGCGACGTTTATATCATTCAAAAAATATTGGTTCAGTAGAGCCTCATTCAGAAACAGCTTCCCATACGCCTATCAAAACAGCGAATGATCCTTCACTTATGATTCATCTTGGATCTTGTGGTTTAGTGGCAGCTTCTTGTGCTTTACTTCGTTCTGCTTTTCGTTACGATGCAACCTCCCAGGATTCTTTAGTTCACACAGTGACTCCTCGGGATAACGCGTTTATGCAATCAGTGGACATAGAACCAGTTACTTGGGCTGATACCATTAAGGATTTAGCTGCCGTTTTCCTAATTTTGAAGAGCGTTACTTCCGTTGAAGATCTTACCTCGCGTCTACTTGGCATTGCCATTTTAAGACGCAAGGATCTTGAGATTTATATTCGGAAAGCGCTCCGCTTATTGAAGGATAAAGATCTTGCAGAAAATTCTGATAGCACCATTCAAGCTGAAGCACTTGACAATCCGGAGAAGATTTCACATTACCTCCATGAATTTCGCAATCTCAAAGAAGGCTTTTCCACCTCTAAGATCGGAATTTTTCTCAAGTCAGTAGTAGCTGGAGCCATTTGTTCCTCTTTCGTGGAAGACGATGTTCTCTTGCAATCACGCTTGGAAATGTTAGATAAACTGTTGCCCGGTGAGTCGTTGAGACACGAGGATGCATTTGAACTCTTACTTAACGTGATAACTTATACAGTGGAGTTTCTAGAAGTAGCCCAAAACAATCCCGACGACATGATGAATTTCTTACTCCCTGCTTCGTGTTCACGACGCATGGCCTGGATTAGAGCACATACTGAACATTTTATGGCGGCAACGCTAGAAAAAGTAAACTCTACACCAAAAGAATTCGCCCGCGAAGTGACCCAAATTCGAATGGACTTGTGTATGACTTTAGCTGCTATGAAAAGGCGCGACAAGTATTCACTGCGCACCATCACTACCTATTCTATGTGGTTGACAGAGATTGACAATCTAACTGAACGTATGAAGATGACGAAATATGCGCATAGTCCGCGAATGCGGCCCTGGTGTGTTCTTTTCTACGGAGGAAGCTCAATTGCGAAATCTATTTTGGTTGAGCAGTACATTAGCTTCTTCTGTCGAGTTCGTGGTTTAACGACTTCTGAAGAGATAATTTGGCGTGCCAACAACGGTAAATACGATGATGGCCACATTGAAAGCAAGAAAATCTACGTTTTCGATGATGTCGCCAATGGCAAGTTGACTGAACAGAACATTGAGAAACAAGATGTATGTAAAATAACGCATCTAGTGAACAACACTCCTTGGGGTTCTGAGCAGAGTGAAGCTGACAAAAAAGGCGCTCACTTTCACATCCCTGAACTAATAGTGATGACTTCCAATATTCCTGATTTAAAGTGCTTGCAATATAGCAACTATCCAGAGTCAATGTGGAATCGCATTCAAGCTTATAATGTCACTCTAAAACCTCAATTCGAGCTTAGTGATCATAGTCTCAATCAAGCAGTTGCCAATTCTTTGGTGCCGTTACATCGACTGGCACCCATGGTACCTGATTTTGCAAGAATAACAACTTCTCGCGACAATAAGACTTCGTCCCTTCACATGGACATCATTGAGAATGAGAGGAAAGACATTGAGCACTGGATGCCCATCTGGAAAAAACAGTGGAATGAACATTTCAACAAACAAGACAAGATTATGAAGGAACTGAAGATTCTGAAGGATGTTGAGATATGCGAACATGATATATTAAAATGTTTCTGTACGCAATGTCGAATTAAATATCCTTCTGGTAGTGCAGCAGCACAAATCAATGAATCCAAAGAACTGTTGTCTAATTCAAGCAGTGGAGATGTTCCTACGCAGGCTGAAGCAATCAGTGACGGCACTTTGTCATTCATGCAATGCATGTACGATGATTTTGTAGATTGGATCGCCCGCTTACCTCTCCCCAGAGTTAATTCTCTAATTGGAAATTGGCTGGGAAATTTATCCATTCGAGCTGTAAAATCCTATGTTGAGCTCATAGCACGTAGCACTATACCGCAGAAGCTAGCACTTATCGCTTTTAGTGGAATTGGAACAGCAGTCGCAACAGCGCCTGTAGTTTACACGTGTTATCACGAGCCAGTTGCTGGAGCTTGTTTAGTAGTGGCAAATTTATCTATCTTTTTTACTTTGTTATGCCACGTGAAAGCTATTGCAGCACAATGCATTGTAGCCAAAGTTCGGTACGGCATGTTCAGCTCTGAGACAACATTAGGAATGGGAATGAAAGTTGTCGGGTTTATGCTCGTAGCTAAGCAGTTATTGCGTTTCGCCCAAGACTTTTCTAATCCTGTTCCACAAGGAATTTTCACCCAAACTCCAATGGAAAACATCAAAGAACCCTCTAGTGGGATTTGGGATAGTATCAAGAGTTTTGTGTCTTCCGAAAAGAAAGGGACCTCTACTTTAGATGAACGGCATCGCCAGTACTACAAGCGATTGTTCGAAGTTAAAGAAAAAGGGAAGGTTTTGTGTCATGCTTATGCTCATTCGCGTGAAGTGCTATTAGTACCCAATCATTGGTACACAAGCACTAAATGCAAGGAAAGCTTGAACATCGGCCTTTACGGCCGTTCAACTGACAATCGAGTTGTACATGTGATGAATTCAATCAATCCCCCTGGGACTGATTGGTGTTATCTTTTGCTTGATACTCAGCTTGAAGTGCAAATCAAAGACCAATTGCTGACAAGTGACCTAGGACACAATTCTGGATTTTACCCAGACGTCTCAGGTAAATGGACTGTCCGATCTCTTGAATTCGGGGAATTCACCAATGGAGTGAGTTGTCAACTCGGATATAAGGCGGCAGGCGTCCACACCCAAAAAGGTATGTGCATGCAACCTGTTTTCGCAACCGCAGCTCCTTACAAAATCATTGCTTTTCACATGGGAGGTACTCAGCCTCACGTTCTGTCTAAATACGGTGTAGCCCACGCTCTCACCGCTGATATGGCCTTTCAACATCTTGATTCTTCTAGTATGATTGTACCGCATTCAACGCGTTTCGACCAAACCACTCTCGGAAAAGGGAAGTTGAAAGAAGTTTCGAGTCCCACATTGTTACATCGACATTCATGTTTTCAGTCCGAATACGACACCAATCCTTTGGTTAAGGAAAAAACCCTAACGGTGCTTGGAGCACTTAATGAAGGAGTAAAACCTAAATCAAAAATTGAACCAGCTCTGTTGCAGTCCTTTCTTCCCGAAGAAATGAACAAGTTCGGTCCACCTCGTTTTCTGAGACATCGTGATTATCAAAATAGTTGGACAAAAATCCAAAATAAGATGACCCTAGTACCAAGATGGGTTGTTGATAAAGCAGTTGATGATTACGCAAGCTCGCTTTGTTCAGATATACCTGATGAACTGCGAGAAGGACCTGTTAAGTTAAGTTTCTCTCAAGCCATTAATGGATTGTTCAACGATCGCTTTTTAAACCAAGTGGATATTAGAACTTCTGGTGGCCCAGGTTATCCAAAGAAGGAAGAAATGATATGGCGCGAAAGTCCAGATTCACCGCTACAGTGGTTGCCTGAATTAGAAGACATAAGTATGAAAATTCTAGGCGAACTCGAATCAGGTCATCAAGTCTTGTTTAGAGTCGCTACAGCGCTCAAAGATGAGATAGTAGTACGTGAAGAATTCAGTGGTAAGCGCAAAGTTAGATTGTTTTATATATTTCCAACCCCCGCTCTTTTAGTAGGGAAGATGTTATTTGCTCGACTCAACTCGTATTGCACCGCGAATCCAGTTAAATCTGGACTAGTAGGAGGCATGAACCATACACGAGAAGATTGGGGTGAATTGCTAGAGATTATGGAACGTTACACTTTCGCTTTCGATTCCGATTATTCGGGGTACGACACGAGTCAAAGTGCACAGTCCTTTATGGCCTTAAAAGCCGTTTTGTGTTCTGTGCTACCGCAACTCGGTTATACCACGAGAGAAACACGTGCTTGCCTGCTCTATTTAGATGCAATGCGCGATGCTCCTGTTGAGTTCAATCTGGCTCTAGTCCAATTTTACGGAGTATTAAAGTCAGGAGTTTGGATTACGTTGCTAGCAAATGGAATGGTTAACAATATTTTATACCGCTTTGTGTATTTCATCATCTTAGGTGAAAATGCTCCCCCTTTCTTAGAAGGGAATTTCTTAGCAGCGCAAGGTGATGATGCCATGTTGGCAACCAATCTTAAAGAAATGGATCCAAAAAATGTGTTCGAAGCCTTCAACAGTTTCAACATGAAAGTAACACCAGGTCGCAAGACTGGGGTGATCCAATTCCGCAAGGCGAAGGAACTTTCTTTTTGTAAACGTGGTTTCAGAATCATCAACTGGCGGGGAAAAACATTTGTCGAATCCCCAATAGAACTCGACAGCATTTGGAAACCGTTATTTTGGAAGAATAGCGATTTAAGTATCACAGATCACTGTTTAGCGAATTTAACACCTTTCTTTCTCGAGTTGTCAAGACACGAGGAGAAAGTGTATGATTACAACGCAAACATACTGTGGAACGCCCTGAAACACCCTTCCGCTCCAGGCACGGAGTTAAAAGAGATTCCAAGTTGGAATTACCGTTATTGGATTGACAGACGTCTATCCAAGGTATTTCCGGAGTTAGCTGACGCTCCTTCCGATGACAAAAATTCCGGAAAATCAGAAGTCAGTGATGCTATAGGGTGCTAATCCCCTGTGCATCTCGTTTTTATCGTTCTATGTTGCCGTTAATCCGCGGCTTGTATATTACATTTATGAATTACTACACAATTAAACACACAAACAAAAACAAACGAAGATACCAAAGAGGAGAACGTGACTTTCTCCACTATTGAAGGCGGATGGAGCTCTGGATTGAGTTCCGTTCGCGATCCTAGCACAAATATTTCCAATGACCAGTATGACGCTCAGAATTTTCTGAGTCGACCTGTATTAATTTACACACGCGATTGGGAACCCCAAGAGGGTTTCTTTGACGTGTTGGACCCTTGGAGCATAGTGTGCGAAGACGAACGAATATTACCCCGACTCACGAATTTCATGAACCTCCGTACGGATATGGAGATCAACATAGTGATCAATGGAGG